CACGGCGGCGTCACTGAACGACGTTGTCGAGATGGTGGTATATGATGCTTTCTCTGTGGCTAACAGCTACACCAAGTCCGAGTCCGACACACGCTACCCCTTCAAGGGCAACAACAGCATCATTCGCCTCAACGGTCAGACTATCAGCGCAGACATCACGATTGACAGCGACGAGAACGGTGTGTCGGCAGGGCCGATTACGCAGAGTGCCACCGTCACTGTTAACGGATATTGGAGCATCGTATGACCAGCGTTCTGAATGTAGACACGATTGCGGATAAGGCGGGTACGGGGCCGGTAGGGCTGACTAAGCAACAGGCGGCTAAACACTTTGTTTGGTTTGATGGCAATACATCAAATGTGATTGAAAATAGTTTTAACACAAGTTCTGTAACAGATACCGGCACGGGGGACTATAAACCGTTTCTAACAAACGCCATGAGTACGACTTTCAGCGTTTTGCATATTTCAACTTACAGAACCTCTCGCATCAAAGGCACAGGCGGTGGAACATCTATGACTGCAACTAACGCCTATGAATTAGATATTACAGCAGGAACTGACGGTAGCACTTTTTCTGACACCGAAATTGGCGCAAGTCTTTTGGGAGACCTCGCGTAATGGCAAGCATACTCAAAGTCGATACGATCACAGGGGTAGCCACGGCTGGGTCTATTGCGATTACCGGCGAGGGCAACTCGACCACAACGAATTTACAGCAGGGGCTGGCAAAGGCGTGGGCAAACATAGACGGTTCAGGGACTGTGTCTTACAGGGACAGCTTCAACACTTCTGGTCTAACAGACAACGGCACCGGTGATTACACCACATCTTTTTCCACCTCTTTTGGAAATGTAAATTATTCTTTTACCTATTGTGGCGCACAAGATGGGGCAGAGACAACTTATCAGATGAAATCTTCTAGCATGGCAGCGGGGACACATCAGGTTCAGTTGAAGAACGCTGCTGGCTCAGTCACTGACCGTGATTTTATCTGCGGCACATTTCATGGAGACCTCGCCTAATGGCTAGTGAACTTAGAGTAAACACCCTGAAGGATGCCAGCGGGAACAACAGCGTGGCCACCAGCTTTGTTGCAGGGGGCAGTGCGAAAGCAAGATTTACAGTAAATCAGGCAAACAACACCACTGCGTTATCCTCGCTTAATATTTCTAGTTTAGCTGATACCGCTACGGGTAGGACAACATATAATTTATCTAGCGCATTTTCATCTGCGAATGAACACTGTGCTATAGGTATCGGAACAGACGCCTCTACTTTTTACGATTACACCATAGCATCTCATACAGCAAGTAGCGCACAATTCATTCAAGGAGCCTCTGCCCATGACATTGACTTTGCGTCGATTACAGCACACGGAGACCTCGCATGAGTAAGGCAGCAGAACTCGCCGAATTTGGCGGCGGTATTTCCAACGGCCCTAACGCTGTTGAGGGGCTGGCAAAGGCGTGGGCAACCATTGATGAAACCGGCTCATCCTCACTGCGTGATTCATTCAATGTAAGCGGAATAACAGATAATGGTACTGGCGATTTTTCTCACGCTTTCTCTAACTCTTTTGCAAACGTCAATCACGCTAGTTCTTGTAATTCAAATGCTACGCTTGGGAACAATCATAATCGCGGAACAAACTTTGCGCACGCTTTGAGTGCTAGTTCAATCAGACATATGTCATGCACGCAAGACAATGGTAGTTTAGAAGACCAAGAGGCAATGATGGTCATTTCATTTGGAGACCTCGCATGAGTAAGGCCACCGCTGCATCTGTCAAAGCTGAACTGGACACCCATGAGGCGGTCTGCGCAGAGCGGTGGAAGGAAACTATCCTGCGCATCAAGCGTATTGAGCATATTATGATTGGCACTGCTGGCACGACGATTATTTTGTTGTTAGGAATTATTATTAATGGATGATCCATGTCTTTCTTTTGTTTGTTTTTGTTGGGCTAGGTGAGGATAA